CTATCAACGCTATGGTGGTAAAGATTTAGATCTTGTTGAAACTATTGCATACTACGACGATGATCCTTATGAAATAGTTCGCACTGTTGCTACACGAGGAACTAGAGGTAAGGACATAAATGAAAATCTTAAGTGGATTACACTAGATAAACTTACAGATAATCATTTACAAGCTATTGTAGACTATTACGGTTTACATGAAACTGAAAAAACATTAAACCTAAGAGAAAAAAGCTGGCATTTAAAGCTTATTCTTAAAGAGATCGAGTACAGAAAACAGAATAACATTACAATATCAGAAAATGAGTAAGAAAACCGACATCAACATTAGCAAACGACCTTACGGTCAGACAACTTATCACTCAGGATCTTATGTAACAAGTGGTATTTTATGGGAAGATGAATATCAACCCGACGAAGTATTCCCTTTTAGCGTAGAACTTCATCATGACTTAGACAATGCACTTTTTGAAGTGGGTAAAATTGAATGGCAAGATGGTATAAAACCTTCAAACCATGAAGAAATTGAAGAAAGAATTACGTTAAATTTTTACAATCAACAGACAAGTCATTCTTTATGAAACTATTGGAGAGGAAGTCTATGTTAATTCGTGAGAGCGGAAGAAGCACAGACTTTATCTCTCCGAGTTTTGGACACGGTTGTTTATTCAATTGTACTTATTGCTATATGAAGCGACATAAACCGGAAGGACTAGATGTTGCAACAAATACAGGTGACATTCTTACAGCTATTAATAATCATGCTTGGTTTGCTGTTGTAGATAAACCTAATCAAACACATCCAGAATATGTTACATATGACATATCCTGTAATGAAGACTTTGCACTTCATTTAAAATATCATAAGTGGCAGAAAATATTTGACTTTTTTGTAGATCATCCCCGTGCTATGGGTTCATTTGCTACAAAGTATGTTAATTCAGATTTACTCACTTATAACCCAAATAAAAAAATTCGCATACGATTTAGTTTAATGCCTCAAAAGTATGCTGATGTATTGGAACCAAATACTACAAAAATTATAGATAGGATAAGAGCTATTAATAATTTTATAGAAGCTGGTTACGATGTACACATTAACTTTTCTCCTGTTATTGTGACAGAAAATTGGTTAACGCAGTACAGAATGTTATTTGAAGGTGTTGATGCTATTGTGGATAGAAAGTATAAAGATCAGGTTAAAGCTGAAGTTATATTTCTTACACACAATCGTAATAAACATCAATATAACATTTCTAATCACCTAACTGGTGAAGAATTATTATGGAATCCTCAAATACAAGAAGATAAAATTTCTCAATATGGTGGACTTAACATACGTTATAAACACGATTTAAAGTCTCAATATATTAATGAGTTTGTTCAACTACATAATGAGGTTATTCCTTGGAATCACATTAGATATATATTTTAAATTATGACAGGTATTGGAATTATTGTTATAATATTACTTTATGCAATTTTAAAAGCTATTGATAAAAATAAAAAGGAATGAGTCATCCATTACACCACAGTATTAGCTCAGTAAAAAAGTATGGTGGAATAGTTGAAGATTATTTACCCATTCATAACTGGTTTGATGAGACAAAAGCTCATTATCCAGACATGCGTCATCGCGCTTTACGGCATCACTCAGAAGGTATCTTTTGGTGTGAAGAAAAATTTGGTATTTATATTACTAATTCAGATGGTAAAATGGTACCAGTAAGAGCAATCGGTGAGCAGCATTGTATTGAAGATATAGGTTTTATACCTACAATCAAAGATTATTTAGATAATATGTCTCAAACAGGTTGGATGTACAAACCTGGAGAAGGACGTAAAATTTTAAAAGAAATTAATCAAGAAAAACTCGACTATGTCAAAAACTGAAACTATTAAAATTGAAGACGTAATTACCTGGTTAGATAAGTTATCTGACGAAGGTAAAGAAATTGAAATCTGCTGGGAAGGCGGTGGAGATTCAGGATGGGCTTATTTCCAAATAGACGGAGAACAAGTAGCTGACAATCCAATGATTGATGTATTAGTAGACAGAATGTATGATCTTTTAGACTATGGTTCATGGGCAGGTGAATATTCTGCAAATGGTTCTGCTCAGTATAGTTCTACACAAAAAGCATTTATTGGTATCGACTACTATTCTGAAGATGAAACCATGCAGTTTGATTGTAAGTTTCAAATTGAAGTTCCAAAAATTTTAGGATTTGAAGAACTAAGAGTAAACATTGACGGTGATTACAATGATGATTTCAATATTGAAACAACTTACTTTATAAAAAATGGTTTTATTTCTAAAGAGCATGAAAAATTCAGTGATCATTTAGAAAATACTTTAGAAGAAACCATTAATGATCATTTAGATACTAGTGATTATTCAAATGATGATATGAGGTATTGGAATACTAGTATTGCAATAACACAGGAAGATCTGAAACCTCATCCTAAAAATCCAGAATTACTTGTATTTGATAACCGTCATGTATCTATTTCAGTAGCAAATACTGAAGAAAAAGGTATCTATTTAGATTTAGATTTGGCAAATCATGACGAAAACTATGATGAAAATGAGTAATTTAAAAGAACACAAGTATATTGTTGATCATGTAAACAATTTCACTTTTGATGAAGCCTGTAAAGCTTGGAAAACAAAATACGAGAACTACAGTGATTTTCAAAAAGAAGTTATTACGCATGAATCTTATAATGAACTTTCAGTAACTTTGTTTGATATGTGGGATAGTATAACACCAATATCAGTCAATGAAGCATTGCAAGAAAGTAACATTGAAAAAAGACGTGTTTACTTTAATTGTATAGGTGTAAGTAAATTATTTAAAGATCTCGGACCAGAACTTTTAGATAAACAGACTATTAAAAAGGAAAGAACGCGCTGGGATGCAGATAATAAACCTTATACACACAAGTTTTTAGATGTTTATGAACTATATCGAATACCTGCACAAAAATTATATCGTGGAGGTCAAGATCGTTGGGGAAGAACAAGATTAGAAGACTCGAATGATGCATATGCTGTTCGTTGTTGGTGTACTACTACTAATCGTGAATATTGGCTATATGTTCCAAGAGAAGCTGCTTTAGGCACACGATGGAGAACTGATACAGATAAACCTGATGCAATTCGTGCAATTGCATGGACGATACGTGTAGATCAAAGTCATATTGAAAAAATATATCGTCAAGGGGACATCATTGTAGCTAAAACATCGATAGATTCTAAACCTGTTAATCCTTATCATCTAGATAAAGAACAGTATTTAACTTTAATGTATTCAGAAACCTAATTTATATGAAAAAGCCATATCAAAAATCATCTAAACGTATTGTTTTAGGTGAAGGTGAAGTTGTAGGACATAAGCACATCTTAGAATCTACAGCTCAAATTCATTACACCCAGACTACTGAACAGTCTTGGCGTAGTATTCCATCAATTGAGTTCTTATTGGAAGGAACTGGTGTATTAACACATGACGAACACGATAAAATGTTGTTTGATAATGGTCAGTACTATAGCTACAACCAAGTTGAATTTAACCCCTTTGATGAAACCATTTCAAGGGTATTTGATTGATTAAAAAAGGGGGGTGTATAAAAGCACCCCCTACTTTTTATGTTTGAGATAGTAAAACAATCCAAGCGCATGACTCCTGATGAAATGGCACAAGATTATATTCATCGACATCGCGAGTCAGCATATGCACAATTTGCAACAGTAGTGAATTTTCTAGAGCATGCAGGTGTTACTGATATGCAGTACTTTTACGAAGTAAGAAATATTTTAAAAGAAGCTAAAACTTCTCCAAAATATCTATATTTGTAGAACTTATCACATAAAACATACCTGTTTTTGTGAAAAAATCACAATAATCATGCTTAACTATTCAAAAACACCAGAACCATTTCAGCTTACAATTAAGCACTATGACGTAAAAGTTACTATAGAACTTCCTTGGGACACTAGTTTAGAAGAAGTATTTAATACTTTACGAGGTGCTTTAGTTGCTGCAGGATGGTCTAGCTCTCAATTTGATAGCGAGATTAAAAATCAAGCTGAAAGTCTCCAAGACTTAGAAGATTATCTTGAAAGACAATCAAAAAACAATGATGAATTAACCTAGTTCTGGTTTAATTTTTCTCGTTTTTTGATACTTATAGTACCAATTTACGCTAATATTTAAACCAAATGAGTCAAACTAACTGTCACAACTGCGTTCATTCTCGCAGTAATAAAGACAAAAATTCAGCACATATTCATTGTCATTTGTACTGGTCATATTATAAAAAGCAAAAATCTACACATCCAAAAGCTAATGAGTATGCTGTAAAAAGTGGATGGTGGGACTTTCCTTATGACTATGATCCTGTATGGATGGAAGAAGACTGTAAAGATTTTAATCAAAAACCGTAAATTATATGAACATTCGTGTTGCGTGTAAGAAACTTCGTTCAGACGCAGTAATCCCACAATATGCAAAACCAGGTGACGCTGGTTTAGATCTTGTTGCAACTCAAATTATTAGTCAAGATACCCAACAAGTTACTTATGGAACAGGACTAGCTGTTGAGATTCCAGAAGGTTATGTTGGTTTAATTTTTCCACGTAGCTCTATTCGTAAATACGAACTTGCGTTAAGCAATTCCGTAGGAGTTATTGATAGCGGTTATAGAGGTGAAATTCAAGCAACATTTAATACCCGTTATTACGGTGAAATTGTTTACAAGAAGGGTGATAAAATTGCTCAACTTGTAATAATCCCTTACCCTCAAGTAGAATTGTATGAATCAGATGAACTATCAGAATCAGAACGAGGATCAGGAGGATTTGGTTCCACAGGTAATTAAAGATTATACCGGGCAGGTAGAGATAAGAGACCTAAATATGGCTCTTTATCTCTATACTGTCAGGTATGGTAAGCAAATAATACAAGACCTGTATGTAGTGCTTTCAAAGAAATTACACTGGGATAAACCAGATATCCTTGCAAGAATGATATTCTGCCGAATGCTTCCTCCAGAAGAACAGTATTTAGATACAGGATTTGGTATCAGCTTAGTAAGTTATCTTAATGTGGATGTAAAAATTACATTAAACTGTGAAATGCAAATAGTTAGTGTCTACTCTAAAGGTAATCGTGCACCTGTTTGGTCAGGTACTTTTCAGAAATTCATTGATGATTACACTTTTCCTGAAGCAAAATTAGATTTATAAATGTCACGCTTTTTTGAAAAATTGTGACATAGAACCGGTTGCATTTTGTAACCGGTTTTTTTATTAGCGATATATTCCTGTTTTTATAGAACTTGTTGTATATTTGTTCTACAATATGGTTATCTTAGCTGTCATAATTCTGAGAATCATGATAGTGAGTTTGCCAAATGGTAAAGTCGTTGAAATGAGTCTAGAGCAGTATCTCAGAATGACCGATGAGGATTTTCAATTCATGGTTGCGCAAAACTGGGGTGAAGAAGTAAATAACCCCTTCCATGGTTCTGTATTGGAAGACGGCGAATATGCTGATATACCAATTCCTGAAACATTTGCTGAAGAAGTTAGAATTGAAGAAGCGTTTGAAGACCTAACCGACATCGATCTTTCTGAAAAACTCTCAGACGCAGATTTTATCGACGATAACCTAGAGACTTAAAAAAGTTAAATGAAATTTCTTTAATCAACTATATGTTGACAAGGATTTACTGTCTATGATTAAACCAAAATTAAAAACCTGTGCTGCTTGTGGGGAACAAAAAGTTATTTGGAAAAACTTTGAAGGTGATAAGTACTGCAAAGATTGCTGGTATCGTAAAGAACCTCCAAAGTATCCTGCAAAAAGCACTATTAAACCTGTATCTGATAAAAGAAAGCCTCTGGATGAACTTTATTCTGTATTACGTAGACGATTCTTATCTGAACCCGGAAGACAATGTTGTGCAGCTAAACTACCAGGTTGTCAAGGATGCGGACCAGAAAACCTTACAATACACCATAAACGTGGAAGAGGAAAATATTACCTTGACCCAACTACATGGATTCAATTATGTCTCAACTGTCACAAGTGGGTAGAAGAACATCCAGCTGAAGCTAAAGAATTAAATCTTTCAGAATCAAGAGTATAACACAAAAATTAATTTAAAATCAAAACTATGAGAAAATTTGTAGGCTACTATTGCTTAGGAGCAACAAGTAAAGAAGATGCACTAGCGGAAAAAGGATTCTGCTTATGGTATGAGGTAAAACCTAATACACTGCGTCGTTTTTTAATGCTTAAACTTTTAGGCTTTTACTGGGTAGACAAAACACGTACTGTTGGTGGTAATCAAGAAACCAATACGAAATCTCAGCAAAACTTACAAACTAACCCCGGACCAAAAAAACAAAGGGGTCCACGTAAACCAAAACCTGCAGCACTTGCTCAAACACCTGTTGAAGAAACAGTAATTGCAGATGCTCCTGTTATTAAAAGAACACCCAGACAACCGATCAGATAATGAATAATCGCGAGAATATCCAGCAGCAGGCTTTAGAATCTGTTGCTGGAAGAACTCGCAGCGGTCTTGGTATTTCTATGGGAGTTGGTAAAACACTCATAGGTCTAAAACATATGAATGACTTATATGTCAATCAAGGAATGCGCAAATTCTTAGTTGTTGCACCCAAAAAGTCAATTTATACGACATGGGTTGATGATGCTAAGAAGTTTGCGCTTTCTCATTTAGAAGACTGTATGGAATTTACAACATACTTAAGTCTTACCAAAAAAGACAATGCTGCATATCAAGCTATTTATTTAGATGAATGTCACAGTCTCCTTTATTCTCATGAGCTTTGGTTAGCTACATATGGGGGTATAATTTTAGGACTGACGGGTACACCTCCACGATTTAAAAACAGTGAGAAGGGGTACATGGTAGACCGATTCTGCCCAATCACTTATACTTATATTACAGATGATGCTGTTGAAGACGGTATATTAAATGACTATCGAATAATTATTCATCCGATTATATTATCTGATAGAAAAGATTACTTGGTTAAAACTGCTAAAAAAGAATTCTATTCAAGCGAACAAGCTAATTATGCTTACTGGTGCGATAGAGTTTATAATGCTGTAGGTCCAAAAGATGAACAAATTACACGCATTATGCGGATGACTTCTCTTATGAACTATCCAGGTAAGATGAGATATGCTAAACGCCTTCTTCAGAATATTGAAGGTAAGTGCTTAGTATTTTGTAATACACAAGCACAAGCTGATAATATTTTACCAAACAGTTATCATAGTAATAATCCTCACAGCGACGAAAATCTAATAGCTTTTAAGACTGGTGAAATAGATAGATTAAGTTGCGTACTTTCTCTTAGTGAAGGTGTAAATATACCTGACTTAAGAAATTGCATCATCATGCACGCTTATAGTAATGAGCGAAAAAGCACTCAAAGAATAGGTCGTCTATTACGTTTAAATCCTGATGAAACAGCGACAATTCATATTCTTATGTATAAGAATACTGTTGATGAAAGTTGGGTAAACAAAGCTTTAGAAGACTTAGATCCTTCAAAAATTCACATCTTAGAAAATACCTATGCATAACGAAATAATTCGATTTGCTATAAAAGAAGGAAAGCTTGTACCTGCAAACTCAGTAGAGGAAGCAAAGTACAAGCTGTTTCTTAAATCGCTTCATGAAGGTGATACCATTGAAGCATTTATGAACTTGCATAAAGCTGATAAAACTTTAAGTCAAGTTGCATATGCTCACGTTCTTATACGTGAGCTTGCAAATTATACAGGTCACTCTTTTGAAGAGATGAAAGCATTAGTAAAGCAAAAAACAGGTCTTTATGTTAAAACACATGAGGGAAGAACTACTTACAAAAGTCTTGGTGACTGTTCTAAAGCAGAGCTTTCAAATGTTATAGAAACCTGTTTACTTTTGGGTAATGATATCGGATGCTACTTAAGATAATTCTTCTTCTGTAGCATCGCGAACAAAACCTTTTTCTTTAGCTAATTTTTCAAATTCATATACAAAAATTAGACAGGTTTCATAATGTTGCACCCAAGAGGTCACAATTTTCTGATTTTGAATTTCTTGATGTGCATTATTAATTGTCTCAGAGTCTAATTGTCCGTCTTTCATTGCATTTTGGTTAACAAGATATTCAGTAAGAGCTATTACTCTTGCCTGAAAACCAGCGGACACTTCCATAGATACAATAGCAGAGCTATCAATTACTTGTAAATTTTCCTCCTTTTCTTTTTGCTGAGGGTTGGATTTTTTCATACATGTTATTTATGAGTTCTACAAATGTAATGATAAACAACAAGAGTATCAACTTATTATACAAAATTTAAAAAATGAACCAAGTAAATCAAAACTGTTATGAGATTGCTGAAAAACTTTCTCAAAAACTTAAAGAATCAGGTTGGTCAGACTTACTAAAAAGTTTTTTAGTTAGTGAAGACTTTAAAAGCATTTTTTGTACCCTTGAACAAACCGTTCAGGATGGTCTAAGATTTACACCACCACTAAAGGATGTTTTTCGGGCTTTTGAAGCATGTCCTTATGATAAACTCCGAGTAGTGATTGTAGGTCAAGATCCATATCCACAGCTGGGTGTAGCCGATGGTATTGCGTTTTCATGCTCGAAAACAGGTAAACCAGAAGCATCTTTGAGGTATATCCAAGAAGCAATACAAAGGACTGTTTATCAAGATGTTAAAGCCGATCAATCAGCAGACTTATCAAGATGGTCAAACCAGGGAGTCCTACTATTAAATACCGCTCTTACTACACAAGTGGGTAAAGTAGGTAAGCATTATGATATATGGCACCCTTTTATAATGTTTCTTATAGATATTTTGAATTACAAACGAAATGATATTACTTGGATATTTATGGGGAAAAAAGCATCAGAATACAGCAATTTTCTCTTTTTAAACCCAAATCAATTATTTTGTTCTCATCCGGCAAGTGCAGCATATGCTAGACAGCAACAATGGGATTGCAATGATGTCTTTAATCAGTGCAACAAACTACAAGAATTAGCAGGATTACCAGCCATTATTTGGTAGATTTTGTAGATTTTCTTGGTAAAGTTCTACATTTTAGTTACCTTAGCAGTTCATTTAGCATTCATGATGAAACCAACATCACTTCCAAGTGCGTATAAACACATCAGTGTTGGATATGCAGAAGCTTTAGACCACATATATAAACGAAAAACGGGTGAAATCCGTTCACTTGTAACTCCCTGGAAAAAATTTAATAATGCGATTATGGGAGGACTTGATTGGAATACAATCAATGTCATAGCAGGAAGACCTGGATCAGGTAAAACTTTAATGGCTGCTATTATATCACAAGAATCATTTAATTTAAATCCGCATGAAAAGATTGCTGTTTTAGACTTTCAGTTTGAAATGCTTACACGTATCAGTGCTCAACGTCAGATAGCTGGTAAGTTGTCAAAAAGCATGCAAGAATTGAATAGTGTAGGATCTGTATTGTCAGATGCTGACTATGAAGCTGCTTGCAGGTATGTAGCTTCAATTCCAAAAGATCTACCCTACCACTTTATAGAAAAACCACAAACAGTTGCGGGAATTAAGGAAGCTGTCAGAATATACTGCGAAAACCATCCTGACAGTAAAATAATTGTAACTCTAGACCATACCCTTTTGGTGAAAGGAAGTTCAGAAGAACGGACCGTCATTGATAAATTATATGGTTTAGGTGAAGCTTTAACAGAATTAAAGAGACAATACAACTGTCTTTTTATAGTGTTGACGCAAATGAACAGAGAAATTGAAGGAGTAGAACGTAGAAAACCACGTAGTACGGGAAACTTCCCTACTCCTAGCGATGTATTTGGCTCTGATGCTTTATTGCAACATGCTGATACACTTATCGCAATCAATAGACCTGGTGACTTTAACATTTTTGAATATGGTCCACAAGGTTATGTCATTCATGATAAAAATATAATGGCTATGCATATTCTTAAATCACGGAATTCAGAAACAGGCATGCTTTGGTTTTTAGGTGAATTCAGGAATTTTAAACTCCATGAACTAAATAATACCGACAAGCTTTATCCCGTATCAACAGTATCAATTAAAAAGTAATATATGTATTCAACACCAGTATCTGATGAGAAACCAGCTTATGCTAAACCAGATTCAGAAGTAAGAATCGAAAAAACAAAAGCAATTAAAGATTTTTGGAAGGAATCTCTAGTTGCTACAACATTCAAAGACATGTATGTTGTACCTAAAGTTTTATATAAACCTTCCGGCAAAAATTATCAAGTAATTAGTTGCTATGGAACCGAGCTATCAAAAGGTGATATGCTTGTCGAGTACGTTAATTTTCAATATGATGTAATCGAAGAAGATAGGTGTTTATACTTATTAAAGTATAACCCAAACTTCGAAAGTGATTATGAAGATCGCGGAAATGGAAGCTTCACCATTAAAGCGGAACATTTACAAAAAGTTATTAGTTACAACGATGTACGTAAAGCATCTTCTGAAAAGACAGAAGCTGAAGTAGCAACTTTTTTAGAGCATGGAGAAGAGGAAGATGCAAACTTTAACAAACTAACAGTTCGTGATTTGTATGCTATCATTCAAAACAAACCAGTCTCTAACAAACCTTGGTTGAACAAGGTCATTTTGAAAAACAAATAATATGGCAGTAACGACAGAAGCAAAACGACCAGCTGCTGTGTCAGCACCGGGAATAGTACTCCCGACAAAGAAGGCACCAGCACTAACTAAAAGTCCCAAGACTATGGTGATTTTTAGTAAACCAAAAGTTGGTAAGACCAGTCTACTTGCAGGATTAGAAAATTGTCTCATTCTTGACTTAGAGAATGGAACAGACTACTTAGAAGCAATGAAGCTTAAAGTAAATTCTGCACAAGACATCAAACCAATTGTATCTGCAATTATTGAAGCGGGTAAACCGTATAAATACATTGCAATTGACACAATCACAGCATTAGAAGACATGTGTATTCCTGTTGCTGAAAGATTGTACAGTGATTCACCTATGGGTAAAAACTGGTTTACAGAAGGTAAACCAAAGTATGGTTCAATTTTGAATCTTCCTAATGGTGCAGGATATCCCTGGTTGCGTGAAGCATTTACCAGAGCTATCGATTTAATCCGTCACGCTGCGGATAATATTATTCTAGTAGGTCATATTAAAGACACGCTACTAGAAAAAAATGGTTCAGAGTTTTCAGCTTTGGATCTTGATTTGACAGGTAAACTAAAACGTATTACTACATCTAATGCTGATGCTATTGGTTATCTGTATCGTAAAGGAGATAAGAACTTTTTAAGTTTTAAAACAACAGACGAAATAAGTTGTGGTGCAAGACCAGAACATCTTCGTAATAAAGAGTTTGTAATCTCAGAAGTAGTAGAAGGTGAGGTAGTCACTCACTGGAATGAAGTTTATATTGACTAAAAACTAACAATTTAAATAATAAAAACCATGAATTTTAGAATTGATGACTTTGACGTAAACAAAGACTTAAACCAATCAGGTGGAAACAGTAACTCACCGCTTCTTGAACCGGGAACACATCAAGTTCGTCTGGTAGACATGTATCTCAAAACCCCTGGTTATGATGTAAAGAAGGAAAAGTATGAACTAGTTCTTGTACTAGAAGGTCCTAACATGGGTCCCGATTTCAAAGGTTGGTTAAAAGATCCAATGAATCCAACTCGTGGTAGCTTTGAAGGTAAAAGTGCAAATGTTAAGCATGACTTCTGGGCATTTAGTACATACACTAATAAGCGTGGTGAAACTGTAGATCGTGACCAACAGATTTTTCGTTGGGTAAACTCTTTTGCTTTTTACATTGGTAAAATGGAAGCACTACGTGCAGCAAATATTGATGAAGCTACAATTGAGGACTACGTTGCTGCTGCTAAAAATGTACTATCTGATCAAAATTATTGGTTTTATACAACTATTGCTGGTCAGCAATACAAGAACAAAAATGGTTATGATGCTTACACATTGTTTTTCCCAAAACCTACAAAGCTTCAGCAACCTTATGCGTATTCACCTGATGGTGATATGCCAAGTAACATTCTTGCATTTAATCCTGAAGAACATATTACAGTTAAAAAAGAGCGTGAAGCAGAATCATTATCTGATGGTTTTAGCGTAAATGGCGCAGGTGGTTATGCACCTGTTAATAACGGGTTCAACGACTTGTCACTTTAATTTTTAACTAAATAAGAATGTAATTGGGGTGCGGGTAATACTGCACCCCTTTACTTTACAATTGTATGTTCAGGGTTCGAGATTATGTTCACGATTTTACAGAAGTACCTTCCACTTGGATTTTTGAGTACTATCTCAGTCTATCTCAACCGCTGCACGGACAAACCGTCTTAATACGCAGTGTGTTTAACAGTAAGGACCAAAACCCTTCGCTGTCTATTTATTATAATCGTCACCTCCAACAGTACAGGTTCAAATGTTTTTCGACAGGTATTGGGGGTTCAGCGATTGACCTCATGCAACACTTATGGAAGATTGATTTTCATGCTGCAACTAAGAAAATTATTGATGATTATGTCGAGTTTCTTAATAGCGGTAAGACTTTTAATCGCGCTATTTATGAAGGTGCTACCTGGAGAGTCAAAGATTACACACCTCGAATCTGGAATACAAATGATGCAAAATACTGGACAGCATATAATATTGACAGCAATCTTTTAGAACATTACAATGTGGTTCCTTTGGACAACTATGTAATGTATCGTAAAAAAGGTTCTGAGTGTCAAGATGATGAGTCCTTTATAACTAAAGGTGAACATATGTATGGGTTTTTTAATAAGGACGGTAAACTATACAAAATTTATCGACCCTTAGATAAAGAACGTAAATTCTTAAAGGTTGGAAACTATTTACAAGGTTCAGATCAACTACAAATGTTAGACTACCTTGTAATAGTTTCTTCCCTTAAGGATATAATGTGCATGCGTTCATTAGGATTTAGAATAGATTTTATAGCTCCAGACAGTGAAAACTCTACGTTATCAAGAGAACAAATAGATGAATTTAAAGCTAATTATAAAGCTGTAATTACTCTTTTTGATAATGATGACGCCGGTATTAAAAACATGAAAAAGTATGAAGAACTCTACAATCTTCCTTTTGTGTATTTACCAATGAGTAAAGATGTAAGTGACTCTGTTAAGCAATACGGTAAAGACAATGTCTTACGTGAGCTTGCACCCAAGTTGCAAAGAGCAATAGAGAAATATGAAGAATATCATCCTGAAAATACGTGAGTTCTAAAAAATAGGTTAATTTTGTAGAAATCCGTATCCTATGTTGATATTTATACCCGGTGCTGTACCCTCGTCCAAAAACAGCAGAATTCGTACAAAATCAGGATTGTTCATTGCTTCTAAAGCAACTCAAACCTGGAGGAAAAACACTATGCAATACTGGAGTTTTTACAGAAAAGCTTTTGTAGAGCAATGTATAGGAAAATCCCAACCCTTTTTTGTAGGATTCCATTTTGTACGGGGTACTAAGCATCGATGGGACTTTATTAATCCATGTCAAACAATCCAAGATGAGATGACTCATCACGGGTGGTTAGCGGATGACTCTGTTGAAGAGATG